CAACCTCGGCATAAGAAAACCACCGGCAGTCAGCTGGTGGTTTTGACCCCATTCCGTTTCTCCCAGGCACCCCGCCACTGGCGATAGCTGCTCGGCGGGTAGTCATCTTGATGCCGACGGAACCAGTCATCATACCAAGCCGCTCGTTCCGCGCCCTTGATCTTCCGCGTTTCCGCGGCCTCGCCGTAAAGCCAATCGGAATGGCCATTTTCGTCGAACCACGCCGACAGACTGCACATACAGTTCGGGTGCCAGGGCGGCGCGTTGGTGCCGATCTGCACATCTTTGACGCGCAGAACCCGCTGATCGAAAGGCTGACAGATGCCGCACGGTCTCGCTTGCGTCTGTACGATGTAATAATCTATATCGTTTTCATCGAAGCTCGCAAGCTGCACGCCGGTGGCCGCACGGCACGTCTCTGTCCGCGTCAATCGTTCCGCCTCATAGCGCGAAACATCAAACATCTTCCGCAGATCACGCGCCAAATCGCGCGGGTGTTTGCCTTGTATCAATCCTTGCGTCAGCAGGTTATCCAGTGCGGACATCAGCTTGCTGTTGTGTCCCCACAGCCGTTCCGAAAATGTCGCCCGCAAGCCTCGCTTTGTCATGTCCGTTTTGTAGCTGCCGCGCACGATCGCGTCAAGCGTAGCCGGATCGACCAGCAGCGCGTCGGGTCCGAGTATGCCGGCCTGCCGGACAGCTTCCGCGACCGCCTCACCTTCGAGCACATGCGTCATGTATTTCTGCGTCTGATCGCCCAAGTCCACAAGGTACAGCCCGATGCGCGATTCTAACAGCTTGAGCCGGTTAATCTTCATTGCCGCGTTGTACAGTTCGAGCTGTGCGTTTGCTTCTTTGCCAAAATCGCGCGTCCAGACCCACTCGCGCGCTTTGTCCATCGCCGCCTGAACGTCAAATGCGTCCACGGCTTTTTTCGCGTCTGCAAAAGACAAGTGATTTTTGTCCCCGTATCGCTGATAGAAATACGCAATTTCGCGCTCGATCTCGGTTAGCTCTTTCCGGTATATTCGCGCGATGTCTTTGCCGTAGTCCTTTGTCCTGGCTTCCATCTCTTCGATATGCTGTTTCTCTCTGACTGCCCAGTACACGGATGACGGCAGCGCGTTCGGCGGCTGATTTCTTCGCGGCGGATACGGTATGCGCTTAGCCATTTACTTCATCCTCCGCCTGCTGATCGTAGACAGCAAACCGGCTCTGTTCGCCTTGTGCCTCTTCCTGCATTCGCTCAAGCTCGTCCGCGGCGTTGTCGACTACAGACAGCACGGAGAGCTGTGTCTTATGCGATACGATTCCTTCAAGCTGTGCCGCGGTCTGAGCCTCTTCCATCAGGTTTTTCGGCAAGTTGCGCGTCATCGTAACCTTTATGTCTTGCCACGCATCGGTCAGATGTTCCGGCACGTTCGTCCGCAGCGAGCAAAACAGCTTGTACCGTTTCGACAAACTCTTCTCGATCTTTCTGTCAAACGTCTTTGCCATGTTGCTCATTGCCTGCAGCTTGTAGGCAAGAGCCACACCGGAGGTTGAGCTTCCAAACGTTTCGTCGGAAATGTTCGCAACCATCGACGTCTGATAAATCAGCTTTTCCAGACGGTTGAGCAGGTTTTCCTGCGTGCCGTCAGCGGTCGGTTTTTGCAAAAACTGGACGAGAATATCTTTTGCATCATCCGTGCCGTACAGATTGATAATGCGGTTGTCTCGAATTTTGTATATGCCGTCCTCATCGATTTCCGCGCCAAGGACCGCGAGGTACGCCTCCGCGAATGCGTCGACATCGTTGCCCTTCTCACTGAGCACGTGATTGTACGCCTCGACCATGCCGGCCGCCGCCTCGAATAAGCCCATGCGTTCCTCGTTTAAAATCCATTCAACCACCGGGATACGGCCGTAAACGTTCGGCTCTGGAGCACGCAGAACGCCGTCGTCGAACGGGATGCGCTCTTCTGCTGTCAGCACCTCGCCGAACGGAATCCCGGTGTCCGAATGATGACCGTACCGCACGGCGAACAGCGCGTGTTTCCGCACTGTGTCATCGTAGACAACAAACATTTCGGCCGGTGAAAAATATGTCATTCGCGTCTTTGCGTTTTCGTCTTGATAGAGATACTCGAACGCATGACCGTAGATGCACGCTCGTTTTGCAAGCTCGTACTCGTGATCCTCGATCTCATTTGCCGCCTCGAACGCCGCGATGCTTTGCATCATGTCATCGTCATCGTGCGTTTTTTTGATTGGAATGCCGTAACTATAGCCGAGAAACGTATCTACGATATAACGCGGAAAATTGACCGCCAGGCGGTTGTCAGGTTTCCAACTTTCTTTTTCCGGCTGCTTGTAGATATCGTGAAATCCTTTGTACAAATTTTCGAGGTAACGATATCGCGGCAAAAATGACTTGTGTTTGTTGATGTTTTTTTCTACCAGTTCAATTTTGATCCCGCCGGATAGGTCATCTGGACTGCCAACCATGCGTTCCGGCAACTGGTACATGCGCCGACGTGCCACTTAAATTCCTCCTTTAAAGGTTTTGATTTTGAGCCGCCCGCGGCGCTCCTGCTCAATGGAATAGCGTAACATAGCCATCGCGTCATCAAAGAAATTGACCGGCTCATCGAGCCATTGACCCGATCGTTCGTCCCGTTGCCACTTCCATTGCCCGATTTCTTTTATCGTATTGACGCAGGACGGGTGGATGTGGATGCGATGCTGCTTGAGATAATCAATCTGTGCGTGCACACTTCCCGGCTCCTTTCGCACCGGGACCGCACGATATCCCGCTTTTTTCCACATCTTGATGCGGTCAGGCTCAGCCGAGTCACAATACATCGTCAGCCGCGGGTCGAACTTCCCCGCAGCCATGTCGATGATTTCCTCCGTATCCTTTTCGTAGACGTACAGCTCACGGCAAAGATATAATTCACCGTCTCGGAAACCGACGCAGCCGATGCAGTCCGCGTGGTTGAAGCCGAAGTCCTGCGCGTTGACCATGTAGTCGAACCGCTCTGGCGCGGTGTCGAAATCCTCGATGATGTAATTCGTCAAGATCAGACCGCCGACTTCGCCCCACTCGCCGAGACCGTAAATGCGGTATCCCTCCGGATCAACCTCACGCCGGCGCTCCATGCGGGCATGATAAGCCGCGTCAATAAACCGATTGTCTTTGTATGTCGACTGATGCGTCAGCACGTGAGGGTCGGCGCGGTCGAAAAAATCACGCTTGATCCAGTGCGACGCGGACACGGGATTGAATGTCAATCGAATTTGATAAAACTGTCCCGGAGGCAGCTCGCCGCGCAGACGGTCGTCTATGATTTCAAAGTCAGCTTTTGTAAATTCCGTGGCTTCTTCCATCCAGACATCGGTCAGCTTGCCGCGTGTGAATGTGATAGATTTCAGCTTTTCGCGTTGTCTGTCGTCATTCATTCCGCGGAAAATAATCTTGTTTCCGTTCGGCAGGAACGTCATCGACAGCGGGCTCATGCCGATCAACCAGTACTGTTCTGCCGCAGAACCCAATATGCGATAGATCGCCGCTCTCAGCTCCGCGAACGTGCTGTCTCGATTAGTTACGTCTGACTTGCGCATTGCAACTAAGTTTCGTCCGGGATCCTTCATCAGCCGCAAAATATAATGCTGTGCCGTGTCCACGGACTTGCCCGATCCGGCGGAACCCTTCATCACCACGTACCGGCATCGGCTCTCGTCTACTGCGCGAAAATTCGAGTTAGCATATACCGTCAGCTTCATCCGTCATTTTCACCTGGCGCATTCGAGTAGTCGACTGTAATCTCAAAGTGCATGTCATCCGCGGACAGCTGCGTTTTGTCTGTAAACAATGCGTATCGCTTGCCGAGCAGTTCAGCCGCTTTCAGCCGCTCCTTTTCATCCGGCGGCTTCTCTACAATTTTCTGTACTCCCATCCCAACTCCGATCAGCACGCTTGATTTGCTTTCCCCTCGGACAACAGATGTCAGATACTCCATGACCTCTCGGGCATCTGCAACTTTTTCAGACGATATCTGTTCCATCAGCTCAGCTATACGTTTTTTTATTTCAACAATTTTCAATAGCTGGTTCGCTTTTGAGCCTGCGGTTTTCTCGCTGTATCCGGCAGCAATTGCAGCTTGCGTTCCATTTTTGCCGGATGCAACCTCAAGGCAGAACAATTCCCTCTGTTTATTCTTCAGCTCCGGCATATGCAATCACCTCCTCCGGGCACAACATCTCCCGCGCGGACTGCGCACTGCACTCCGTGACGCGCGACATACGCCAACATTGCAGCCGTCAGAACGCAACAAGGCCGCCCGTTGATTGGGCAGCCTTGCCGTGGAGATGGTTATGAATTCCGCCATCAAGGCGGCAACTGAGATAGATGGAGGGTGTCTTGATCTATGAGACAATATAAGTGTATCACACTTTTTGCATAAAGTCGTCCGGTTTTTTTCCGGACTTTTAATTTTCAAACTGGTCGAATTCGAGGTGTTTAACAGGATTGCTCATGTCTCAATAGTGCCGTACAGCGCCATCGCGAAGCGTCTGATCGCGGCTTTCTGTCTTTCATACACTTGCGATTTTTCGATATGCAGCTTTTCGCACACGCGCTCGACGTGCCCCTTTCGGTGGTTGATGTAGAAGTGATCTAATATAATTCGATCCTCTCGCGTCATCAAGCTGAGTGCGTGATCTACAACGTGCACCCACGCGACCGCGATGTCATGCGCGGTCTGCAATTCCGCACGCATGGCGATGTTGTTAAGCATCGCATCCTCGCGCCGGTTTCCTCCGCCGCGCGCGGCTGTTGCGTCTGTTATCGCTGAGCGCACGCATGTGTATTCAGCTTCGAGCATTTCGATCTGTTCTGCTGTTGCCGAGATTGCATTTTTCTTTGCGTTGTAATCACGCAGTTTCTGCTTCGCTTCTTTCACGCAGTCCAACCGCATCGCCGTCCTTTTTTTCTTTTTTAATCGCCCGAGCCGCCTGCGCCATCGGGCACCGGTCAATTTGCCACTCGAACTTGTGTTCGATTGTGCACCGTTCGAACGTGTAAAACGGGCATAGCTTAAAGCATTTCATGTCGCCTGCCTCGCCGGATCTGTCAAGCGCTTATGTAAAACGTGCATCCGAGCCGCGATACCGAGCACGCTGCAATATGCGTCATGTAAATCCTCGTACTCCCAGTATCGGCGCATGTACTGGCCGTATACGTTTTCAATCTGTTCGCCAATCGAGACGGTGACCTTTGACAAATCCTCGCCGGCCGTGTTCCGCGCTGAGAACTCGCGGCCATCGACCTTCATTCCAGCCTCGTAGCCGTTCATGTTCATTCGTGCGAATATCTCAATTCTTCTTTTCATCGCCGCTCCTCCGCACGATTTCACTGTGCCATTTTTCGTACTCTTCTGCCTCTCGTGCCGCTGCACACAACGCAAGCGACAGCACGCACACGGCCGAGCCGAACATGAATACAAAAAACGCTGCGATAATTGCGTAACTCATTTTTTCACTCCTCCCCTTCCGGCGTTTCCAGATTCTTGCCGGAAAGCATTTTAAACATCTCCTCGTGCGGAACTTTTGTTTTGATTCCGTTCGCCGCGATCTCGTACTTTGCAGCCTCTCGCACAAGTGTGTAAAAATCGCTGAATTTTATTTCGATGCGATCTTCCGCCGAAAACACGTCTGCCAATCCCATTTTTCACTCTTCCTCCCCTTCAGCACATTTTTCGCAGAGCTTCTTTCAAAAGCTGATTCTCAATCTGCACAGATCTCAGCTTTTCCGCAAGC